TTTTTCACCACCTTTTCTTAGTTAATATATTCTGCGGAACCGAGGAAACGCCCGCCCCACATTGATTTCTTCAATGTGGAATTATTCTCTGGAGCATTTTCTAATTCTCCAGACTTCTTTACTGCTGTATCTGACTCAACTGCGTCCACACGATTAATAATCTGTGAAATGGTTTCTTGAACCTCAGCTAGAGTCTTTGACAGCTCTTCTTGCTTTGTTGCAAAAGAACTTGTTACGTCTGCAACACTCTTTGCAACAGCATTTACAGATTCTGCACTTTTAGCTGTACCTTCCAGTACAGTTGCAGAAATAAAATCTTTGATTTCGTCCAATGCTTTTACCAAGTCAATCGCTTCACCGTTATTTTCGGTGGAAGCGTCAGTGGCAACCTCATCTGACTTTTCTACAGATTCTTCTGTAGCAGCCTCTTCTGCAGGAGCTTCTTCAGCTACTGCTTCTTCAGTCTTAGGAGTTTCTTCTGTTTCTACAACATCTTCTGCACCTTCGACTACTTCGTCTACTTCAACAACCTCTTCGGTTGTTACTTCTTCATTATCAGCCACGATAACACCTCCTTCATTATTTTTGGTGGCAACTGACTCAATTTGGATATCTGTTCCAATTGCCTTATCTACTGTCTCTTCAGACAGTAATTCTTTTGTAGGAATTCCAAAGAATTTCTTTACCTTTGCATTCCAAGCTCTTAAAGTTTTCATTTTATGTCCAACCTTTGTTTCCGTTGGTTTCCACGAATTTCCTTCTTTTCTATAAACGGTAATAACAACTGCAGGATCTTCTGGAGTTCCAGTTACCGTTACAGACGAGTTAGGTACATTAATTTTACCATTAGTTACTACTCTTGTTACCTTTCCACGAGCAGTTCCGCCAGATGATCCCCATTGAACAAAGTCTCCAGTTGAAAATGAAGCCTTAGACATTTCTTTTTTCTTCTTACTACCATAGCCTTTTTCTTCATCGTCATCTTCTAAATCTGATTTAAATTTTCTATTTTGGCTTGGATATTTATTTGCAGTTTCTTCATTTGTAATTACATTTCCCTTGTTTAAGTGTAGGTCTAATGCTTTAGAAATAGCCTTTGAAAGGTCTTCGCCTTCCATTGTTTCTACCCATCCAATTGAGTCAAGTGTCTTACTGCAAAGAGCACATTCTTTTGATTCTAGTTCTCCAGTGAATGCAACACCATCTGTTTCACACCAGAAAACATTGTCAATGTGAGATTTTTCAAAAATTCCTTCTGCTACGGTATTTGTTTTTTGAATTGAAAAAATATTTGCTAGTTGATTTGCTGGTGAGTCAACAAGTGACAGTTCAACCAAATCATAGTCTTTAATAATTCTAACGGTATGCTCTAGTTCTGGGTCGTACACATTATCTGAGTCTTTTACTGCTCCACCAATTGAAAATCCAGTAAGTGTTCCGTCAAGAACCATTTCCCAGATATCTGAAGCACCCTTTGAGATGTATGTGTCCACAAATACTCCACTGTATTGTTTATTTGTTGCTTGATCAAAAAATGTTTCTGTTCTAAAGTTTACTACTTTTCCAGCAGGAATTGGCTGGTGCATGAGGCGAACATTTCCTCTAAAATTTTCAAATGCTTTTTGGGATGCGTCAGCAGATACACGATCACCTTGACGGTCAATGTTATCAAGTGTTGCGAAGCCAGAGACTATTCTCTTTTCGACATCAATTTTTGAAATAGGCATTGTCAGCGTTACTTGCTGACCATTAGTAGATAATGAAGCCTTTTGTAAATCTACCATAGCATTCTTATTATATAACACTTTTGTTATTATAAGTGTTATTGTTGTTGTCTACCTTCGCCTTGAGTTGCTCTTGTTCCAGTTCCAGAGTCTGCAGCATTACCAGTTCTTTCTTGGTCTCTTCTTCTATTAGAAGTTGCTCTTGCTGTTTGGTCTGCTGCCTGTTGACCTGTTAATTGAACTGGTTCATCCCCACCTGAAATTGGAGATAGTCCAAGTCTTGGTCTAATTTCATTTGGCATAACAACCTGCATACGAAGATATCTTTCGTCAATCTTTGACTGAGTGTCTTCATCTGTAAGGGTAAGTTCTTTAAAGTGAAGCTTAAACATGTCTGTTTTTTCAGCAATAATTCTATTAATTTTCTTTTCTAGAATGTCCTGTTGTGGTCTACATACCTGTTCTTTAAATGTTCTGTCTGATTCACGAGCATTTGCAAGAGAAATATTCTCTGCTGATCCAATTTTAGAAATTGGGGTACGATGAGCCATAAGAATTTCTTCACGATTTGCTTTTCTGTAATTGTTAAATGAAGAGTCCTGAATGCCGTTTTCAATTGCTTCCATCTTCATTTCTACCTTGTTTACACCGTCATCAGGAGGTAGTGGGACTACTACTGTTCTATGATTTTGACCACGCATGTTATTTTGCATAAATTCAAATAGTTTTTGTTCTGCTTCTGGAGTAAACTTTGCACCCTTTAGCCAAAAAATATAACGAGGAACTGCTTTATTCTCAAAGTATTCCAAATTGTACTTTGATGCAAATTCGTTTCCAGCCATTGCATTTTTAGCAGTTACAATTGGTGGAATTCCATAATAAGTATTTGTTGGGGTATATTCTTTTAAGTGAATAATTTCATTTGGACGAGCATCTGATCCAACTGGATTTGGCTGGCTTACATCCTGGAAGTTTCTAAAAAATACTGCCTTACCATTTACGATTTGAACAAATCCATCACGAAGTCTGCGGATACGCATTGTTGCTGCTGGGATGTGACCAATATATCCAATTTCTCCAGCAGAGGTTCTGCCAATTTCTAGGTATCCATTTCCAGTGGCTTCTTTATCAATATAAGCTTTCATTAAAGTTGCAGTAAATGTGTCATCATCATTACGAGACTCTATCCATTCTGTTACTTCTAGCTTTACTCTTTCCATTTTTCTTCTTGCACGAGCAAGCTGATCCATGTCAGTCATTTCTTCAAATCTTTGCTGAACCTGCAATGTTTCTTGTAGTTCATACCCAAGACCAACAATATTAGCAACCTTTGCTTGAATAGCTGCGTAGTTTGCTGATGAAACTTCAAATATTTTTGCCAACGAAGATAAATTATATGGGGGCTCAATTACATCAAATAGACCATATCCATACTTGTCTGGAATCATTTGCTTAGATGAAGCACCTTGACCACTTAGTTCATTATTGTCTGCTTTTTCTAGTTTACGCTTTGCAGCTCTGCGAAAATTGTGACTAAGACCAGAAAGAGAAAGAATATCGTCTCCAGACTTTTTAAATTCGTCTGATCCAGTCCAAGGAGATTCAGCTTTAGGTGTTGAAAAAAGCTTTACTCCACTTACTTCTCTGTTAGTTTCTTCCATTGTTAAACAACTCTTTCCAGTTTTCTGAATCGCCATAAGGTGTCAATCCCTCAGCCATTCTTTCAATATCTTCTCTTGCTTGTGTATCTGTAGCTCTTCCAACTCCAGGCATAAACTTTGCAGTTCCTTCTGGCTTACCCCAATATGCTGCAGCATCTGCAAGTGATTTCATTTTTGAAATATCATACTGGACCGATGGAACATTTAATGTATTGCCTTCATTGTCCATAAATGGCTCTCCATTAGGCAGGACCCATACATAAATTCCATGAGAAGACTTGCTTTCTACAACACTTAGTTTATTATTTGATTTTGACATACCACAATGATACCATTTTTATAATAATTACGCAATTAAGCAGACGAAAGTACAGATGTTGTTAGTGAAGGTGCACTCTTATTAAAACCTAAAACTTTTTTCTGGGTTTGTGTTTGAGTAAAAACTGGACTTGAGCTAACGGTAGTCTTTAAATAATAATAACTTCTATTTTCTTTTCCACCCTTAACAAATACAACAGATCCATCTGCTGGCAAGGTAGTTTTTGTTAATATAGCTTTTGCTGTGTCAATGCTGTCTACAGTGTAGATGCCATTTTGAGAAGCTGTTGCTTGATTTTTAAGCAAAATTATATCTCCTGGAACAATTTCTGAGTTATCCACCATTAATAAGTCTCTGTTTGAATTATAAATAAGATGCCACTTTGTACTAACACTTGTAATTGGAATGTTTACAGTAGATGCCAGTCTTGGGCAGCTAGAAAAACTTAAGAAGGACTTTTGATTAGCTAATGGCTGATATGTGTTTCTTCCATCAGATGCCTCGCTATCTGATATTAAAATATTTCTAAATGATCCTGCTGATCCATCTGGAACTCTAATTGAGCTTGTAGAAAATAAAATATTATAAAAGTATTCTTGATCTGAAGGAATAGATGTCAAAACTGCAATGTTATCTACCATCCAGCCAGATCCAGCAAATCCAAAAAATAGATTAGAGTTGTATGGAATTCCATTTGTAAATACTATTGAGTAATAGTTCCATGCAGAAAAATCATAAGTGGCTGATTCGCTAAACCTTTCTCCGTTAATATAAACCTGGACTCCTGTATCTTCTGGATCTGCAGATGTTACCTGGATTCCAGTTGTTCTAAAAAATTCTATTAGTGCTGGATCCCCAATGCCTTTTCCACTAAACATAACGCTATAAATTTCTGTTGTTGCATCTGATGTAATTCCTTTAACATCAAATGGTATCTTAATATAAGGATTTTTAGAGTTATGTGATCCAACTCTAACTCCAGTATAAAACGCTCTGTGTAAGTCTGTGGTTTTTTCAAGTTCTGGTAAGAATTGAAATGCCTGATTTGTTGATGAACTGTATCCAGAAAAATACATAGGGTTTTTTCCAGGATTTGTGTCATTAATCTCTATGTAGTTTCTTGAATCTTCTTGAAGTACCTCATAGGTATAAATTCTAAAATAATCTAATATTCCAGGTGTTTGATAAATGTCTGATGATCTTAAAGTTCCAGATATTTGATATTGAACTTCTTGTGCTTTTACTGTAGAAGGAATGTTGGTTGGAATATTTATTAATCTAATGTTGGTTCCAGATTCAATAGTAGATGTAGTTGATCCAACAATTGTTTTCAAATCATAAGATATTTCTGCTGAATTAGAACCAATTTCACATTTTGGAGCTAGAAAAATTCCAGAAGCAAAAGTAGCATCATGTTTGTCAAGTCCAATTAAATCTGTTAAAGATAGTGTCATAGTAAAAGACCCACTAGTTGCAACTGCAATTGACCTATTGTAATATTTTGAATATAGTTGATATAGGCTTGAAATTCCTTTTGTTTGTCTGGCACTCCAATTAGCCGTAACGCTTGAAGAATCAATAATATCTACATGAGATAGATATCCATCAAATCTTTTTATTTCTGAAGTTTCTATTCCTTTTGGAACTATTGATCCTTGGAAAACTGGGCTACTTCCAAATCTGATAAAAGAATCTTGTATGGGGAAAATATTGGAAGATGTTATTGTTCCAGTAGTTTTATCGTTGTTATCATCTATAACTCTAATTACAATATCGGGTCCGTTTTTTGCTACTGATATTAAAAATGATGTTGATGTTGTATAAATAGCGTGTGTAAAAAGTGTTGTTTCAGTGCCACTTTGGGTTTTATATTTAACAATTACATTTTTGTTATTTATTAAACAGCTAATATATTTATCCGATACAGACTTTGAACCAATATACATAAGCTGTTGGTCTCCTGTTGTAGCGTGGCTAGAATCTATCTTAAAAACAGCTTCTATTTTTTTTGTATTTCCGTCTGTAATAGATTCGTGATTATTTACTTCAACATAGCTATAGCAGTCGCTTGGGAATTTAATAAAAGACTCTCCACTTAAAATTGCAAACATATCTTCTTGAGAAAAAGAAACATTGTCAGAAGATAGATTCAGGGAATGGTTATTGTAATTTACGGTTGATAGGTTATTATTATTTGCTAAAAGATTTTTTAATACTGCTCTATTTGACCAAGTATTGTTATCTACATAATTTATTTGTTTTAATGGCTGAGTTTGTTGCATATTTGTTTCATAGCTAACGCCACCAAGAGATTTATAAATATACTTTGGAACATTGTATCCAAGACCATAAACGTAATGTCTTTTTGCTACAGAAGAATCTAAGGCATTTGGATAAATTGCTATAGTGTCATAAGTAACTCCATCAAAATATTGTGAACTGCTATTAATTCTATTTGGAAACAAAAAATCTATTGTCCTGGTTTCTTCTGCTCCAAAAACTTCATCCTCAATAATTGGAATGTTTCCAGAAACACCGTTTACAATAAGTTGTATTGAATATGTTGTATAAACAACCATAATATGTAATGGTGTATTAAAGTTTGGCACATGTACGGAAGACTCATAAATTCTATTACTTGAGGTATCTCCAATTTTAAAAACTAAATAGTCCAAATCTCTAATGTATAGTCCAGTATTGGTTGCCCCTGAAAATGCAACAATTTTTGACTCTCCAGTTCTAGAAGCAGCACCTGAAGATAATTGTTCTGGACTTATAGACAAATTCATCCAAAACTCTAATGTATGGGCTGACCCTCTTGTTTGTGATGAAAATTTTCCAAGTGAAGGAACGGAAAAAATTTTATTATTGGTTGAATAATTACTTGTATAGCTTCCTTTATTTGACAAACAGGTTTTTCCACCATATGTCATTGGAATAAAATTTCTAGAGTATTTATTGAAAGCAGCTAGCCCATTGTAGGTTTCGCTATTTATAAAAGCATCAGCATATATGATTGCTCCACTAACCTCGTCCATTGACCATATGGCTTCTGGGGAATCTTTTAATATAAGAGCTGAATAAGACATAATTTCCTCTTATACATTATACAGTTTTAGCGGTACCAAAATCGCTTATATCACAAGCACCTGCAACACATGCAAGATCTTGAACACTTGTAGTTCCGTCAAATGTTTCGTAAATCTCTAACCACTTCCAGTCAAGGTCTGCAGGAGTTTCAGAAACTAGTGCTTCATACTCTTCCTTTGTGCATTCTTGGTATGGAGCCTGTTGGTATGTATGCTCTGAATAAGGCAAAAAGGATACTCCAGACATTTCATCAATGTGTTCGTATACCCAAGCACCTACTGCCATCCATTCATTTTCTTTAACAGAAACAGTAATAGAAGGCTTGTGTTCTGCCCAATGTCTTTGGTAAGTAAGCCAAATATCTAAGTGCTGCACAGCAGTTAGATCTTGTCTTAGTGTTGCACCTTCTGGTGCAGCAATAGGAAATGAAAACACCATAGTGTCATTTGGTTTCATTACATCTGGCTCATGCTTAATTCCCATATCTACCAAGAATGATGTAATTGGGTCTTTCATATCTCCACGAATTGTGCGTGTGTAATACTGTGAGTGCCATGGGTGCATTCCTGAAGATGCATTTACTAATTGAGAAACTGTACCAGATGGCTTAACACATGTAATTGCTGCTGCCTGGTTTACTCCAATTTCTTTAGCCCATTTTGCATTAATTTTAACTGCATGCTCACGCATTTCATCAAGCCACTTGGAAAGCTCTTCTACGCCTCTAGAACCATTCAAGACAGGATGTGATAGCTGACCTGTTAGTGAGACACCAAGTAAACTTTCTTCCTCTGAGTTCTTCTGCCAAATTTTTCTTAGGTACTTAAATCTAGTAAATGAAGACTGAACGGTTCCAAGAATAGTTGCCAATTCAACCTTGTCTTTTAGTTCCTCAAGAGTGTCTGTGTCACGAACAATAACTTCTGTAAGGTTGCAAAACTGGTAAGGACGTAAAATAATTTCAGAACATGGGTTAGTTCCAAAATCTACAGTGTGGTCTCTACGACCATTCTTTTCTGCAACATTTTGTGCTGCTGCACGACTAAAAATTCCACGCTCTCCTGACTTTGAGTCATAAAGTGCTTTCCATTCATCCATAAATACTTCCATGGTTGGACGAGTTCCATAAACTGCAGAATTATTTGCAAGAGCTCTTTGACCTGAATATTCCCACCATGAACCAGACTTTGCTGC